TACTTACTGAATCTCCCAAGACATCATAGCCAAACTTGGTCTTAGCGCCAATGTTACCAATGAGTGTTTCACCAGTGTTGACACCTGCGCCCATGCCCACTGGTGGACGTCCTTTGGCAGTTAATTCGACATTAAAATCAGCAATAGCCTGTATCATTTCTTGTGCTGTGCGTACCGCAGTTTTAGCATGATTGGCATCATCTAATGGAGCACCGTGTACATGTAGACTTGCATCACCAATGAACTTGATAAGTGTACCATCATTTTTAAGCACAGGAACACTGAGAGCTGTCATGTAGTCGTTCATGATTTGTGTTAGCCCTTCTACGTCATCTCCAAATGATTCACCTAATGTAGTAAAGCCGCGCAAGTCAGTCATAACAATACTAAGTTCTTTACGCTCGCCACCTAGTTTAATTAGGCTAGGATCTTTCTGTAAGCGTTCTACAATAGTAGGATTAACATAACTACCAAACTGTTTCTTGATCTGTTGTTTCTGTAAGAACTCGCTTACAAATTTGACCCCGTAAGTATGGAGACTAACAAGCACAAGCCCACTAACCAAACCAGTAACGTCGACAAGCCAAGCATTAGTCGAATACAACAAATTAGAAAGGGGAATACTACCACCAATAATAATAACGCTAGTAAAAATTCCAACATAAGTCCACCTTGATAAAAAGATTAATAATATACCTAGAGCTACAAGTAATAATACTTCTCCGCCTTCTGCCCAGTCTGGACGAGTAATAGCTGATCGATCCTTGTTGGCAATTACAGTACCTAGTACAGCCGCTTGTAAATCTTGTGGTAACATTTCACCTAGACTAGTAGCAACTGGATTTGCTAAGCCTTGTGCTGACACACCTACAATAACTATTTCACCTTCAAAGTCTTGAGGTAAATCTGTTAGGCTATACTTGCTTGGTACTAGACTCCAATCAATCCAGATGCGACTTAGGCTGTCTGTTGTTATAGGGCCAAACTTAGGAATACGCATTTTCTCAACGCCATTCTCGTTGATCTTAACTTGGAATGTTGAATCGCCAGCAGCTACACGCAGTACTTCCATAGCAAGGCTAGGATATAGTTTACCGTCATGTGCAGCAACCATAGGCATACGGCGCACAACACCGTCAACTTCGGGCAAGGTATTGACAAGTCCTACACCGGCAGCAGCGGATTCTATACTAGACTGATTAGCTACAATTCCCGGATAGGTTACAAAAGAGTCCAAGCCATAAGGTCCAATAATAACAGAACCAGGGTTCCGGGCTTGATTGCGATTATTTGTTGACCCAACTGCTGGAAGAATTGTGGGATACTGTCGGAGTGCTTGTATGTATTCCGCATCGTGCCCCATGCGATCTCTATCAGGAGTAAGAACATTGAAAACCACAAGACCAGCATTACGGCGGTATAAGTCTCGGATGAGCTGGGCATATACATCTCTACTAAACGGGAATTGTCCATATTTTTCTAAAGCCTTTTCGTCAATGTTTACTACACTAACACCTATAGTCTCAGGTGCTTTGCTAGTTACTAGTGTATCAAAGTAACGTAGGCGTACTGATTCTACAAATGATGGGTCTGCTACACGTAAGCCCACTACTAACGCTAGTGTTAGCAGAGCAGTCCAGGGGCTAGTTAGGATTTTTTTCAGCATTGAATATTTATCCGTGAAAAAGCCCTCTTCGGAGGGCTTGTGAAATGAGCTATGCCCGAATGTGTGTATTATTAGAAATTAATTCTTGCCTGAAGTGATGCCAGTGTTTTCGCTCGTCTAGGTAATACCATATGTAAGCAGTGCCAAAGCCAAATAAGCCGCCTAGTATTTGTGCTATTATTGTACCCATTCTTCTGTAGTCTCCTCTATCTCAGGATGCTTCATTAATAAAAAATCAGCATACTTTTCTGGCACTCGAAATTCTATAGTGTACTTGCCAATTTCCATACTTCCGTCATGGGCTTGTACATACTGCCAGATGTCTTCTTCCAGTAGATTATATTCCGGAGTATTCCTACCCTTACGCCATAGTTTAAAAAATCTCATGTTCGCTCTCATGATTAATTCCCCTGTCTTACTGTAATAGGTTGACAACCACCAGCAGTTACACACACGGTATTGATATAATAATTCTGTCCACCAGTTTGTGTTAAGTTTACACTACCCGGACCGCCAGCATTGGTAATGCTAATGCTGGCGTTGTTTGCTGTGCTACCTGATTGATTAACTGTGGCAGAATTTCCGGTGCCTAATAAGTTAACACTTAGATAATGTTGGCCGAGACCGCTTTGGCTTGTTGATACTGTATTCAAATCTCCTTGTACATTGACAAAGGATGCTTTGGCTGTATTGTCAGTTTGACTTGTATTCACAGTATTGTAATCTCCATTAACAGTTGTTGACAAATAATGCCCACCACCACCTGTATTAGTCTGCTCGCTATTGACTTGGTTGCCTGTTCCAGTTACACTTATCGCTTGATAATGCTGTCCGTTATCTTGTCCGTTAGTTTGATTACCTAAGGTCGTTCCTTGGTTAAGTCCTAGGGTATTATAGCTACCATATACTTCAGCTTCAATTAAGTTCTGTCCGTAGGGATTACTTGGATCCCCTTGACGGATTTTAACAGTATTGCCCGAACCTTGTATTGGCATGCTCTGTTGTCCTAATCCTGCTACACTGTTTTGTGTACCATTTTGTTGTACGATAACTGTATTGTTAGAGCCAACTTGATCTATATAGATACTATTTCGAGTAATATAATTAACTCTAGCACGGGCAGAATCTATTGCGGCTTGTTGATCAGCGGTAATAGCACTGACTGGTGTTGTTGGTGGCGGATAAAAAACATAAGTGGCACCGGATTCTCCCGGCACATTTAAATTTATTACTGCCCAATCAGCTGGATTACCTATAGAGTTTAAAGAAGCACCTGTTACAGTTCCGGCTTGCGGGCCTGTACAATTATTGCAGGTCCATACCCAACCGGGACCTATTCTAGAGACTGCGGATCCATTCCAGTCATGCATGCCAATGCTTCCAGACCATAGACCAACGTAGGTGTTATTGCCGTTTACATTTTGTATCGAGCCGGTACTACTATCCGTAGTTGCGGCATTTTGAGCATGAGCGTTACCGCACATATTGAGTCCTGCGACAAGAAATAATATCATTAAGTATTTCATGTTAGTTCTGCTTTACAGTTATAGTAGTACCGGCACCGGAGTTGATACGGTTCTTAAATGTATACTGCCCTTGAGTCATGTAGACTGTAGCAGTTTCATTCTTGTTTACTGTTACACTTTCTTTGTTACTGCCATCATCACGATATAGTGTAACTGATAGATCATCCACGTAGGCCTTGATACCTGTACTGGCACGATAATCTGGTAATAGTCCTGTATTAGTGGAATTTAGTAATTTCAATTCAGCGGCCAGCTCTTCATTTAACATAGTCAATACATTGGCTAGAAAATCCTGGTCTAGAAAGTTCTGAGCTAGCTTATTGGCGAATATCTGACGTTGTTGGTCAGCGAGCACGTTGCCCAAGTCTGCTTCTTTAAGAAAATCTTGACTTAATAAACTTACTGTGGTTCGTGATTGTTCTTGTTGTGCTTTCTTAAGTTCAGGGGGTGGTGATAGAATCAACAGATTATTCATAGCATCTAGACTAAGATTAATGGTTACCGGTTTAGTTGGGGGTTGACTGCGGCTTTCAACCTTAGTGGCTTGGAACGCTTGATCTAGTGTAACCGACCCTGCGTCAGTAATAACGTCAATAATTCCAACCTTACAATCTCGCTTTACATCTGCCCATCCATTAGGACAGCTAGGCAATAGGATAACTGTACTGGCACCTAGTTCGTCTACAGTAGCAGTAAAATCAGTACCACGAACAGCAATAGTAGCTGTAGGGGTATTGATGGCGACTCGATTAGGATTATTATGAGCAATAGCACCTGAAGCGTACCTGACAGTACCTTGCGCCATATTGAGAGCAAGTTTGCCTGCGGCAGGTTTTTTAGGGTCGTAGACAAATTCGTCAATAACTAGTCGACTATTTTCATTTACCTGTACCCTTGTATCGTCCGCGAATGTAATACCAACCTTACCTTGGTTGGTCTTTACCGCGTCCTCCATTTCCACTCCGGTTCCCTTGGTTCCAGTTAGAGTCGTCTTCGATCGTTGTATCGAAGCTGGGCTGTTCAATTGTTCCGTTATGGTCCCGATCGCGGCTTCGCAATTCGTGAATGTACTCCCTAAGAGTACGCATAGTAGTCCCGTCCATATTAGTCTCCTTTTATAAACCATGAGCATTTTTGTAACTCTCGCATAACTTGATCAGCAGTGGTTCCATTTACACGAGTCACTAGTTCCACAAAGTCCAACCAATTGTGTGCATAGTCATTCATACCATGACTCCACTGTTGGTACATGTGTTCTAGGAATCGTCGATCCATGATTAATTGTGATTACTTTGGTTTATAGTTGTAGTATTACTACTACCATTAATCTTTAGGTTAAGTATATTACTATCACTGGTAGTATTATTCTGTGTTACATTGACAGTATTACTGCTACCAGTCATGCCTAGGGCAACACTATTATTACCAGTTTGACCGATAGTAACACTATTACTGTTACCTACCATTGAATCACCTGAGGCATAACCACCAATGCTGACACTATTCAAACCATTTTGATTGATTGTATAAGTGTTACTAGCACCATCGGATTTAATACCAACTGAGTTTCCACCCTGCATAGTGACCGAAGCAGTATTGTTGCCTCCGCCTATTAAGCTGATAGCGGCACTGCTATCACCACCAGATAGGTTAACATTTACTTGGTTGCTTGAACCTCCAGCTGTAGCGATATTAACATGATCCCTACCACCTATCATTTTAATATTAACACCGGCATTATCACCAACTTGGACAACATTGACACTACTGCTGGTAAAGCTGTTTTGTCCATCGCCATTAAGATCAATTATGGCTGTAGCACTATTACCTGTTACGCTATAGTTTACAGCAGGTGCCTGATAACCTCCCATGGTGCTACCCACCATGCTAATATCTAATTTATTTTGATTACCTACTTGATTAATGTTGACTCCGGCATTATCACCGTAGAGTTTGGCTGAGACTGTATTATCATCCCCACCCTGGATCGGTTGTACTCCTCGGACAACGTTTCCAAATCCATCCTGTGTGATAGCCACAGTTGCGCCACTACCGGATTGATCCACGTAGATGCTGTTATCTGCTGCCATTCCCAATGTTGGCATTGCAGCCACCATCAGAGTTGTAAGTAATTTTCTCGACAACTTACCAGCGCCTTTTAGACTTGATGTATTCATCATCATTTTTTGATTTGGGTTGGAACTCATTGTTTGTCATTTAAGCCAAACGCTTAGTTTATCCCCTCATCGCTCCTGGAGTCTCTGCTCCTTTAATTTTCGCTACTATCTTTCCTTTCTTAAAATATTTACTGCATTTGCAACTAAGATTTTATACTACTACTACTATTGTTTTACTTCTTCCAACTTCTCTACAAGTATCCAACCGCCTCGTGATTGATTATCTGATACTTTTATCCATCCTTCGCTACCAGCCTGTTTTATTTCTACTACGGTGCCTTTCTTAAATTGCCAAGTTTTTTGACTCTTATCATTTGATTCTCTATAAATGAATTCAGCTTCTTTTAATCTGCGTTGGCCAACTAATTCTTTAGGTTCTTCTTTTTTTACTTCTATCTTAGGTTCTTCTTTTTTTACTTCTATCTTAGGTTCTTCTTTTTTTACTTCCGTATCTACTGCAACCGGTTGAGTTAGGGTAGGTGTCATAACTACTACAGGTAGTTTACGATAATCCCATACTCCTTTGCGCTCACCTTCTTTGATCATTTCTACCACTGCGGCTTCGACGGTAGTCTTAACTGCTAGTGTTGCAGGTTCATTAATAGTCAATCCGCTTTCAAATTCAAATATTCCTGCTGTAGCACTAGTTGATCCTGTGTTGCCATTAAATACCTGCTGAAGTATGCCGCCCCCTGGATCAATACTTTTTAGGATGGCTACGCTATCTGCTGTTGAGTAAATGATCTTAGTTACTGTTACTGCTGCAAGTATCTTACCTGTGTTTACACTAATAGCTCGTAAACTTACAGTAACAATATCTTTCGAGTATTGTGTCTGTGGACCTACACCCAAAAACTTATATGCCGCGCCTCCTGATTCTAGGCCTGTATCGTAACCAATGATACCACCTTCCATAATAATACCAGCGAACTGCATTGGCATTAGGGGTTTAGCATCCTTGCCTTCATATGCTTCACGCATCTGTTTGATGATTAAGCGTTCTTTAGTAAGTGCATCGATGTTGCCACGCTCAACTACATCAAACCAACGGCCCTGTCCTACATCTTGTAGAGCTTTGATTAGGAACACCTCGGCACCCTGTGTGACCGCAGTTGAAAAACTAGCAACACCCGGAGTAGGTTTACGCTGTCCAGTTTTATCTGCAAACTGATAAACAGCAACACTGAGTTTAGGCCCCGCAGGTGGAGGAAGCAAATCAAATTCTTTTTGCATCTTATTCTCTGCTAACTTGGGCTCATGCTCTATGCCCGCAAGTTGTCCTGTCTTTTGTGTTATCGCACAACCGGACATTAATAAAACTGTAGAAAAAATAATTACTATTTTTTTCATCTTAGTTCATATTAAAGGAATTAAGTGGTACGTTGATTACTGTAGTGTTACCTACGTTATCTCTAACAGTTAATAAAATATTAGTTGGGTTAGTTGGGTCTTTCATCCAACTTAATGTATTGCCCTGGAAGTTAATTGTGCCGCCGCAAGCTGATGCATTTGCACTACAGGCGCCTCCTGCAAACATCTGTGTGGCTACGTTTTGACTAACCTGTGCGTAGATACGAGATTCTAAATTAGTTAAGAATTGATTAATGGGTTGATTACTAGCCGCACTTGCGGCTGCATCTTTAGCTGATTGTAATGCACTCAATACTGCCTGCTGACGTGTATACTGTTCATTCTCTATAGTCAGCACATAGGTACCGTATCCATTGCCGTTAAAACTTGGACTTTTAAATGAATAATCAGCCAAGGGCGTTGCTGCTACAAAAGCAGGAAACAGTAGAAGTACTGCAAGAAATTTTGCTGCTTTAGACATGGATTCGCCCCCACTAGGTCTTATTAGTATTTAATATACCTACATATTAAATAATACTAGCGGTTTTCTTAGGGTACTTTTACCTGCATGCCATTCTGACTGCCAGTGTTGAATCCTAGTTTCTGAATGGTTAGGTTAGACTCAAATTCGTCGGGTGTTTGAGTATAAATGAAATTACCAGTAGTGCCATTTAAAAATAAAATACCCTGGAACTTATCATGTTTCTGATAGTAAGCATAGGCAAATCTTTTTAAATTTGGAATAAATGCATCAAAGTTTATTACACCCTGATCTGTAATACTAGGGTTTACTACAGCCGCTACATCACTATCTGATGCTTCTAAGTATAGTGATTGAAAAATGGAAGTAATTGATGCTTTTACAAATGCTGCAACGTCTTTAGGTTTTGCACCTTGTTGTATTAAAGCAGGACCAAAGCCGCTCCAAAATGGATTTGTTGATCCTACACTGACTGCATCTTTACTAGCTATAATTTGTGAAGCGGTAGTTCCTGGTGCAATCTTAGCTCCACGTGCTTCAGCTACTGCTGTTGGATTTTCTTCCTCTGCTGTGTCTGCCTCTGGTTGAGGTGCAGCAGCCGGAACTGGTCTTCCAGTCCACTGTGGAGCAGTAGGTTTAGTATCAGGCTTAGTTGGATCAATAGCCTTTAATGGTTCTGATTTTTTCGTTGTCTTTGCTAATTTAGTAGTCAGAGTTGAAATAAATTGGGCAGCAGATTTTCTTACTTGTGATATAGCTTGATTAGTAGTGCCGTATCCTCGCACACCTATAATACGGGCACCGTTGCCTTTTACTTCAACTAGTCGACCGTTAATAATAAGGTCCCCAGCATCTTTACTAAGCATGATCTTTGGACTGGCAATCGCTAGGAAAAATTCTCCTTTGCCTTTATTAGTAGTAGTTTTTCCAGATTTAAATTTTCCAGAAATATTTAATAAATCACTTGAAACCTGTTGATACACTGTAGGATATTTTGTCTGTACAACATCATCTAAATTTTGCCAAACACCGGGAGTTAATAATTGTTTAATATTAATAATTCCCTTGGTTGCTAATTCCTGTGCGAATGCCATTTTATCATCGAATGGTGCTTTTGCATCTATAATTGCACGAGATATAATAGTGTGGACTTGTTTTAGATCTTCATCTTTTGATAAAATGTTATCAATACCGCTACCGATATCAATTTTTCTTATGTAAGAATAAATCTGATGTAACTCATCAATATCTAAAATATTAGGTATTTGCTGAATAATATGTTGTTGAACCGCGGCAACTCGAGGGTCAACACCTGGTTCTTTTTTTGATCGTTCTAGTAAAATGTCAATTACACGCATAGTGTAATATTTATACTATTTCTGGGAACAGGCAATCTTGTATGAACACTTGTACATCTGCTTCGTTTAGGCCTAAACTAGCCATAACTTTAGGTGTATGCGGGTTACATTTCTGATTTAGGCAGTAGTAGTTTTGTGCTTCTGTAGTATCTACTGCTGTATTATTAGTTTCTGCCACAGTTTCTAGGTAATGGGCCAAAGTAGTGCGAGCCATGGACATAATTTGCTCTAATTCAGCTTCATCCTGTACATTGCCCGCAGCCACCATACTAGGGCTGAATATGTTAGTAGCCCACTCGGGCAATGTTCTAGGTTTACGCCATTCTAACTTGCTAATTTCTTCAGCAAACCACGACATCATTGGATGATCGGGATCCCCAGCTTTTGAATAGTCATGGAAACAGCCAGTCATTTTGTTTTTACCAGCTACTACATCAAAGCCGTAAATTGGAGCAGGATTATGAGTATGTGGGAAGATGCAACAGTGCATCATCCAAAGTCCTTTAGTTTCTCTCGCATCCACCACGTCAACGTGAGCACGGCGATAGCGATCACTAGTCCATACCCTATTAATCCAGCCAGGTTGGTTAAAACGATCCATCCCAGGTTCGAAAATTTCAGTGCCTGTAAGATCAAAACTTTCTTCCAGCAAATGCTGTATTTCTATTAGTGTGTCCCAGACCTTACTCATCCTGATATTCTACAAGATCCATCATTTCTTTAAAAAAATCAGTAGCAAATTCAAAACAAATTTTAGCTTCATCGGCCATATCATCACTGATCTTTTCACGGACAGCAGCCTTGAGTGCTTCTGGATTTTCAAACTGATACATGCGTCCAGCACCTGGAATTTTTTTGGCAATCATCTGTCCACCAGCAAGATCTCCCATGTGGCGCACATAGATATGTGCCATTAGTTTTTTTGGATCATGTTTAATACTCATGATATGATCCATATAGCGTTTGACTACCGGTAGAATTTGTGGATCACCGTCTTTTTCATCATCCCACAATTCCATAAAGTCTGCAAGTATATGCGGTGCTCTGCGAATTTCAGGCATGCTGTTTAACAAACCATGCGGCATTGCGCATACTTCTAACAACTCATATTGTGGGTGTTGATTTTTTAAATATACCGCGTAGAGTTTAGGATTAATCGTTCCCGAAAATAAAATCTTTACAAACTCTTGACGTTCTGCATTCTGATGTGCTTCGTGGGTTAGGTCTCTTAAGCTCATTCTTCTTCCAATTTAATTTGTAAGGGGAAACCATTTGTTCGGGCAAGATTAGTTGCTTCTACTGCTTTGACTTCAGCGATTTCAAAACTATAAACACCTGCTATTCCACTACCTTGCTCGTGAACTTGTAACATAATATCTCTAGCTGTAGATTCATTATGTTTAAAAACTTCAGTCAGTACCGATACTACAAATTCCATAGGAGTGCTATCATCATTCACAAGTATAACCTTCCAACGCTTTGGTTCTGTGATAATTACTTTAATTTTTTCATCTAATTGAATATCTGTACTTGACATGATTGCTTTCTTTTAATGTTGGGGGAGTTGCCTCCCCCGGTTGATTATTTAACCTTAATGATACGAGGTTTTAATGCTTCTGGAACAATACGTTCGATATTAATAATCAACATACCGTCCTTGACTTCTGCATCCTTAACTTCCATGTATTCAGCCAAAGTCCAATTCTGTTCAAAGTTACGGCTAGCTAAACCACGGTGCAAATATTCTTTGCTCTCGTCTGTAGTTTCAGCTTGTATACCACGAACAACTAATTGATCCTGATCTATTTCAACTGAGATTTCATCTTTGCTGAAACCTGCAACTGCTACTTCGATAGCATAAGCACTATCACTATACTTCACAATGTTGTGTGGAGGATAGTTTCCGTTTACTTGTTGTAATCTTTGATTAAAGATTTGATCAAAGCCAACTAGAGCTCTGCTTAGATTAGCCAATTCGGCTGGTGTTACTGTTTTTAATTGCATTGTTGCCATTTTTAATCTCCTTATAGTAAGCAAGAATGTGCAGGGCCCCGAAGGCACCCTACATTTTTATTATATTACTTCTCTTCTTTAGGGTCAACCTCTGTAAAGCTCGCATCTACTGTTTGCTCAGCAGCCTGTGGTTGGGCTTCAGCTTGAGCTTTAGCCTGTTCAGCAGCCTGTTTTTTAGCAGTCAGTGGATTAGCAGCTTCAAAGAATGACTGTACAGCTTTTTGGATAGCCTCTACATCTTCACCGGCCATTGCAGTGTTAACAGCGTCAAGCGCGGTTTGGTATGCAGTCTTTTCCTCTTCAGTTAATTGATCTTGATATGCATCAAAATCTTTCTTAACTGTATGTAGTGAAGCCTCAGCTTGATTACGTGCTTCAATCAATTCCTTGGCTTTCTTATCAGCTTCAGCATTTTCTTCAGCTTCTTGTACCATGCGTTGGATTTCAGCATCAGTCAATCCTGAATCAGATTTGATAGTAATCTTGTTTTCTTTGCCAGTGTTTTTATCTCTGGCACTTACATTCAAGATACCATTAGCATCTAGATCGAGTGTAACTTCAATCTGTGGCATGCCACGCATTGCAGGAGCAATACCTTCTAAGTTGAACTCGCCCAGTTGCTTATTATACTTGTACAACTCACGCTCACCTTGTGCAACCTTAATGGTCACAGCTGGTTGATTGTCTTCTGCTGTTGAGAAAACTTGTGAGTGCTTAGTTGGGATAGTAGTGTTCTTAGGAATCAATTTGGTAAACACACCGCCCATTGTTTCAATACCCAATGTTAATGGTGTAACGTCTAACAACAATACGTCTGTCTTGTCGCCAGCTAGAACAGCACCTTGTACTGCGGCACCTGCGGCAACTGCTTCGTCTGGGTTAACGTCTTTACGTGGAGCCTTGCCAAACAGTTTCTCAACTGCTTCTTGTACTTTAGGCATACGTGTTTGACCACCAACTAGGATAACTTCATCGATATCACTAGCACTTACCTTAGCATCGGTCATAGCAATCTTACATGGCTCAATTGAACGTTGGATTAAGTCTTCAACCATTTGTTCAAACTTACTACGGGTAATAGTAATGTTCATGTGCTTTGGACCGCTTGCATCAGCAGTAACATATGGAAGATTTACTGTAGTCTGTTGTGTGCTTGACAGTTCAATCTTGGCTTTTTCAGCGGCATCTTTCAAACGCTGTAAAGCAAGCATATCATTTTTCAAATCAATACCGTTGTCTTTCTTAAACTCGTCGACTAGGTGATCCATGATACGTTGGTCAAAGTCTTCACCACCTAAGAATGTATCACCGTTTGTGCTTAATACTTCGATCTGTTTATCGCCGTCGATATTTGCGATTTCAATGATCGATACGTCGAACGTACCACCACCAAGGTCGTAAACAGCAATTTTGCGATCTCTTTTATCAGCTTTATCAACGCCATAAGCAAGAGCTGCCGCAGTAGGCTCGTTAATAATACGGAGTACTTCCAAGCCGGCAATTTTACCAGCATCTTTAGTAGCTTGTCTTTGACTGTCATTGAAGTACGCTGGTACTGTAATGACTGCTTGTGTAACTGTTTCACCTAGATAATCCTCTGCTGTTTTTTTCATTTTACGAAGTACTTCAGCTGACACCTGTGGTGGAGCCAGTTTTTCGCCATTTGCTTCAATCCATGCATCGCCGTTGTCGGCTTTGACAATAGCGTATGGCATAAGGTCAATGTCTTTCTGTACTTCTTTTTCGTCAAATTTACGCCCAATCAAACGCTTGGCCGCATAGATTGTATTTTTTGGATTCGTGACTGCTTGACGTTTTGCTGTTGCACCAACTAAAATTTCTTTGTCAGTGTATGCAATGATTGACGGTGTTGTTCTAGCACCTTCGCTGTTTTCGATTACTTTTGCAATTCCATTTTCTAGGATTGCTACGCAGCTATTTGTTGTACCCAAGTCGATACCGATGATTTTGCTCATAATTTTCTCCTTATAATTAAGCAAGTAAATATGTACAGCCCTTACGGCGCTCTACACATTTATTTATCTCAGACATTCTCTAAATTCTTAATATTAGACCACTTTTTAAGCCTTTGGAATTTGGCAAGTTTTGCTGCCTGAATATTATCGTGGCCGATAATATCCATAGAATACAGAATATCTATCATGGCTAGTACATCACCAACTTCGTCTTCTAGGTGTTCTCTATTAGTTTTAGGTTTGCCCGGTTTATAATTGTCCAATCCAAACCTACTAATTTTGCTAACTGCTTGAATCACTTCAGCACATTCTTCTTGCAATATATCTAATACTTCTTTAGTTTGACTGTCCATTTTGTGCCTCTTGTAAAATTTCAATTAATTGTGGAATAATTTTTTCATCTAACACTACACTATATCCTTTAGCTGACCCTGTATTAAGTTTAATTTTAATAAGTGAATCTACGATGTCTACCCAACAGTAGACTTCTCCATCGGGTTTAGTTATTTCTCTCATCTTTGGTTTATAAATGGTTGTAGCATTTTGCCTTCGTATGTAGTGCTAGTACGAAGTGTATTGTAGACATTCTGAATGCCTACTGCCTGGTTCCATGCATCTTCTAATGCATGGTGGGCCGTTACAGGTGGACGTTTAGGATCGATGCCTAGGTCAAAGGCTGTGCGAACATCTCTGACTTCCCAAAACTTCCAAGGAATTGCCTTGTTAATTTTACGGAACACATGCTCGCAAATGATAATATCAAAACATGCACCATTTGCCCATACACGCTTGGCACCCCAACAAAATTTATACAGTTGATTAAATGCATCAACGATATCAATCCTTCCATCTGGGTCAAAGGCAGCTTCCTGTGCCTCCTTGCTTTGATTAGCCCACCAGGCGATTGTATCATCACTAGTGGTTAATCCAATTCGATCACAACTATCTATATCTACCTTGACATAAAAACTTTCCATTGCTGGCTCTTTTAATTCAGCACCGAATGGGTCAAATTTTACTGCGCCAATTGTAAGAATAGTAGCGTCTGGAGTTGTATTTAGAGTCTCCAAATCTATCATAATGTCTGTTAGCATACAGTTATTATAACAGATTTAAATTGACATGTCAATACATTTTTTTAGGAAGTTGTTGATCGCGGAGTTTTTTCTTCCAACGAGCTTTAGCCGCACCCTTTTTGCGTTTGCGTTCTGTGGTGGGTTTTTCGTAGGTTTCTTTTTGGCGGAGATCGTCCAATTTACCAGAATCTTCAATTTTACGTTTGAAACGACGTAGGGCCTGATTGATATTTTCACCGTCTTTAACGGTAATACCAGTTCCTCTACTCTTCTGATGCATCATCTTGGTTATCTTCCTCTTGCTGATTCTTTAATTGTTCTACAATCAAGTCTAAATTATATATCCGATTTTTACTAATTAAGTGGTACGGAGTGAGTTCATCACCGGTAATATAATGAGTATTTGGTGCAGACAGCAACAAAGTAATGAATTTTTGGGTAATAGGATCACAATTATCAACATCGACGATTACACAATCTACCTGTTGAGCAACACTGAGCATCCAGCTGATATCCGAATCATCTTGATCAAAAATAAACACATTAAGATCTTCTATGCTTTGGCTAAGAATTGTCTGAAACTGTTCTTTAACTAATTGGCTTGGTTTTATCAAAAGATATGCCAAGTTCATGTTGAACAATCTATCAGGCGGTGTTATTAGAGTTATTTTTCCTAAGTTCATGTATACGCTCTTCAAAGTATTCTATTTTTTCCATCGGATAGTCACTAAATCTAGGACCATGCAATTTTGTCTCTTTTACAAATGCTGCCAATTCTGGTTCAGTTTTTTCATCAACATTAAAATCTGTAAATTGATGATCACCATATTCCTTGTACAACTGATCAATGGGTTGTAATCCTATTATTTTACTCCAAATACTACCTGTACCTTGTTCTTGATTTTGTATATAGCCTATGTTCGATTCTTGGTAATCAGATTCCCTTCCGAGTCCTTGATCATGTAAGTCTTTTTTTTTGATTCATCGACAGGAAGATCGATGTCAGGGACAGCTAACTGAGGTTCTTCGATTTCAGCTTCTTCCAATGCTGAAATTTCATTACCTTCGTTATCAATATAAGTTTCGCCTTTAGCCACACGTTCTTCTACTGTAGTTTCCTGTGATTTGGCCACTTCGCGTTCCGCCTCTTCAATCATTTTATTCCAACGATCGAGTTCAGTCTCTTCTTCAATTTCAGGAGTATCTGTAACGATTGTTTGTTCTCCAATTTGAACCAGCTGATCAGCAGTTAGCTCTGTATCAGTTTGTTCATCTTGAGATTCTTGTTTCTTATCCCAGAATCGGGCTTTCTCTTTAGCACGAGTAAACCATTCGCTAACAGTAGTATCGTTAAATGCCTCAGTTAATTCATCGGCTTGGTCATCTAACCATGTATGTTCTTTTTCTTCTTTAGCCCAAGCAAAGGACATCTGTGCCGCCAACAGCATAATAACTGCCAGTGGATCGAACACAATAACAATCATAATAATAACCCAGGTCACTGCTTTTTCTAGTATCGTAGCATCGGGATTAACACCGTAGATCAGTGCGGCAATATATTTGATTGGTCCGACTTCTGCTTCTACCTTACGTAGATCCTTAGCAATAGGAGCACGTTCTTCGTTTAATGAAGCGATTGTCTTTTGAGATTTTTGGATATCGTTTTGTAAGTTACTACGTTCTTTAGCTTGGCTTCGACGTAGTGCGGCAGCTTTATCGGCACCTTTCTCATCACTACTACGACTCATAGTTTGATCCACAGCCGAGTCCATTTGTGTTAGAGCTCTGCGAGCTGACTCAATGTTGTCTCGTTCGGTTTTGATTTTTTCGTCTATGATAGCGACTTTGTCAACAACGTCACCGCTTACCAAACTTTGATCTAAGTGTGCTTTTGATAAGAAACCAAAAATACCCATCGATGTAATCATCATGAGTACTATGACTGCGATACACATGTATGTTTTCATCAACATGGGTACACGGGTCCAATTGGCCTTAATCCATGTGGCGCATACTAATTTGGCAACTTCGAGGGTGGCGCCCATTATCATAACTGGAATCGCCGCGGCCGCGAAGATTGAAGTAAGCCCTACTACACTATAGTAAATGGCTACCGCTGATATTGTAAGACCAGTTAAAAGGAGCAGATATGCAAGTATCATCCGGTAGTGCTTTCTATATTATAAGGTTGATTAAGTTAAAGTAGTTCCAGAAATTTGGCTAACACTAACAACACCAACTAGGGTGGCGTTACTTACTGCGGCATTAGCTGTAACTGATTGTTGTGTTCCAGCACTGCTTACAGGATCATAAACACGCATAGATTCTGTAGTACCGTTGTATAATCCGCTAGCGACTGCATTGGCAATAACTTTGGCATTGGTATTCATAGGATTACCAGCGGCATCATTACCCACTGTAGCTGTACCTTGTTTGGTTCCAGTCTGTGGTAAGAATGTGTCACGATCGAACTTTACAGTGAATGCCAATGCTGTAGCTTGTGTGCTGCCATCGGTTTCGCCCGTTAGTACGATATCTAAAATTTGACAATCTGCTATACTGGTGATTTGATTAACTACTTGTTTGAAACGTAGATTACCACGAGCACGACTTAGTGCTAGTGCGGCTGTACTTGGTAAACTTGCACCTGAGAAATAATCCCAAGTGTTTGGGGTGCAACCACCGTCTTGATGATTACCCAAATCTGTTGTTGGGAAATTTGTTGAGTTGCTCATGTCAATCACAACACGGTAAAAATTTGGTTGTAATTGATCTAAATCTTGTTGAAATCCTGATGCCATGGTCCTGCTCCTTAATTGATAGTGTATTTATCAGCAAAACACCTCTAGTAGTGATTATATATTAGAGGTGTCCGATAGTCAACTTATTTGAATATAATCAAGGCCATCAAGCCTGCCTGGACAAAGAACCCAAATCCTATGGTTACAATGTTTAAAAAGTCCTTTTGGATGGCGGCTTTGATGAAAAAGCAGAATAACCCAGCCCATGCAAACAATACTAGGTCTACAGGTGGCATTTTTTCAGTTAATCCTGTTAAAACTGCCAACAGTGTAGGAATAGTAGCTAGGTGCATTAGAATAACTGCTATCCACCCCATGGTTTCTGCACTCACTGTAGGTGCATGTGTTTTGATATTTTTAACTAGCAAATCTAAATCAAATAGATCGTGTATTTTTGATTTGAGCTGGCTTAAAAATAATTGTGTTTTTGCGTTCATGCTAGACCTTAATTGTAAAAGATATGATGTCCAATTTTGGCCACAGGTTTTTTGCCCCAGCCCGGTTGAACATAATCACCGTGGAAATATAATGCATTTTTCAAATCTGGAAGTCTAAATCCTTCTAAGAGTACTTTCTTTGCTACTTCCATGGATTCGGTGTACATTGGACCATTCATTGGTTTCATGGCACTTGGGCCTTCACAATACCAGCTAAACTGGCACATGACTTTTTCGTACACTACATTCTTTTGATATACAACCTTACAGATGTCGCTAGGAAATGCGCCAGATTCTGTACGGTTGATTGTGACCTGTGCAACAGCTACTTTGCCTTCAAATGGCTCAGAGCCTGCTTCATGATATATGTTACGAGCTAGACAATCTAATTGAGTTTGTCTCATTTGAGCTGTAACTGGACTCGTTTGTTCACGAGCTTGTTTTAGGTGTTCAAACTTACGACTTACTGCTTCTTGTGCTACAAATAATACTGATAGTGCTACTACTAAATTTACTGCAATTTTGATAATGCGTATCATGTTTTTCTCCTTTACGCTGGATGAGGTATCGCTAGTACCGTCATTAAATCGGCTGTGTTTATTTCTCCTATAAAAATTAGCCTTACTACTCGTGTCCTCTAAACCCTTAGGGGACAATATATAGTTATCCTCTGTTTCATGAGGTAAAATACTATTATTATGATTGGGCAATATTTATCTCCGCATTTTGGATATATCAACCGCTTCATCATCACTAAAAATAGGCACTGCATTGCTTTTATGCATGGTTCCGATGCCCTTAACTTTGGTTCCGGTGTAGATTTTGTCAGCACCCTTAGTACAAGCCACCCAACCAGTGTCACGACTTTCGATCCGGGGCAGGTCTGATCCCCGGAAACTAGTTGGTGGAGCCTGATAAACTTCGGCAGTTAACGCCCTTTTACGCTTGCGGGCTTCTTGTTCGATACCCTGCTGTTTGAGCAGTTCTTTCCATTGCTCATCTAATTGTTCAGCCTTACGTTTGGCTTCTGCGCTGGCCCATTTCTTTTTGCCTTTTTTCTTACCGGTAGTACTAAGCCACGGGCCTTCAAGGTGCATTGACAATCTAAACTCCAAACTGTTAATAATAGTAATATTATACAGTAATGCTACCTATTTGTCAAGTTGTTAGGAATTATAACTTTGGATTACATCGTTTAGCAGTTCATCCAAATCCTTGTCTAGCATTTGGGTATTAAGTTCATATATATCATCATCTATGCCCTCTGTATCTGTAAAACCTAAAATCTCAAATACTTCTCTTCGACTAATTTGCTCATTCCGCATATTAGCCACCCAAATTACAGTAATAACCATACAGGCTATAATTTTTTCATCTGAGTAGATATCGTGTTTTTTGCACCATTCTACAGCCTGATTTACATGATAGGTTATATCTTCAATTCGATGTTCTAATTGGGCGATCCATTCTAATGTGTTATCTCGATTCCAGGTCATACTCGAAAACTTTCCCCGCATCCACATTCATCTTTGGCATTTGGATTGATAAATTTGAATCCTTCGTTGAGTCCGTCTCTAACATAGTCTACAGTCATACCTGTAAGATATGGAAAATCTTTTTTTGAACATACTACTTTGGCATATTGATTGCCACCCATCCAATACAGGGTATTTTCATCCAGGCTGTCGAGATATTCTAGTGTATAGGCCAATCCAGAACATCCGGTAGTTTTTACACCTACACAAATCCCTATACCTTTGCCACGCTGAGCTAGCTTTTTTTGGATCTGTTTGGCGGCTGCCTCAGTTAAGATTATTGGTTTTTCTTCTGTAGTCATCTATGGCAGCCTTAATAGCGTCTTCCGCAAGGATACTGCAATGGATCTTAACCGGCGGGAGTGCGAGCTCCTCTGCAATCGCAGAATTCTTAATTGATCCAGCCTGCTCCAGCGTTTTACCCTTGACCCATTCGGTGACAAGTGACGATGAAGCGATCGCCGACCCACAGCCATAAGTTTTAAATTTCGCATCTATTATTATTCCGTCTTCTACTTTAATTTGTAATTTCATCACGTCACCGCAGGCCGGGGCCCCGACCATACCAGTGCCTACCGCTGGATCAGCCGCATCCATTTTTCCTACGTTACGTGGATTTTCATAGTGATCTAATACTTTATCGCTGTAGGCCATATTATTTCTTTACCGGAGGTTGAGGTGGTTTAGGTGCCTGCGGTGGTTGAGGAGTTTGACGTGGTTGTTGTACTGGCTTTTTTAAATCGTTGAATATATTAGCAAGCCCTGCAGCCGATACTGTGGATACACTAACTAAAATAATAAAGGTATACAGGTATTTCATTTTAATTTGGAACTAGCACAGCTCTATAGCAATTACAGTTAGCATCTACTAGTGCTTCCCAATGGTATCCTGCAGGTGCTGGATAGACTGGTGGGTATATTGGTGGATTTTGTTGCTGAATATAAACTGGTTGCTGTTGAATTACAACCGGCGGACGAGTAGCTTCGTACACAATAACACCACCGACTACAGCTGGAACTGCCCAGCCATAGCCTGGATGATAGTAGTATGCTCCGCCACCATGTCGCCAACGTTCAGCATGGGCGTCAGCAGAAAACGCAAACAAAGCACTCATTGTTAAAATACTAGCAAACACTGAAATTACAATTAATTTACTTTTCATACTGCACTCCTTGATATTATTACTTATTAAACTAACTTAATACCGCTAGTCTGTTCGGTGTAACGATCTGCGGCATCTTTAACAGTAGATGCTAGCACCATAATGGTACTACGATTGATAGTAACTTCAGCATCTGGGTCTGTTGTAAATAAAAACGGAACAAGTCCAATACCATCTTTAGTAGCTGTCAAACACAATGGCTTACTAACTTTAATACCATTAGCGCCATCTTCGATCAATTTAGCCACAATCTCTTCTCCAGCTGTAGTTTTGATCGTAACTACTTCACCTGCGGTAACACCTTTTGAAATTAACATATTATACCTTTTCGAAATATTTTTTGAGTTCTGTAAATCCGCCAATATAATTATCGTCTAAAAATATCTGCGGCAAAGTTCTGGCTGTGGGAACTGCCTCTAACAGTTGTTCTTTGGTCCATGTTGTTTGAACATTACGTTCTTCGTATTCAATACCTTTCATTTCTAACAGGGCTTTGGCCTGTACACAAAATGGGCAGGCGTTTTTACTCCATACTATTGCTTTCATTTTAATTCCTCTTTGCTTATTATAACGTCGGAAGGGCGTCGTAGTCAATACCTTCGGACATGACTCCGATTACGTAATTGGTACTTTCGTTTTCCTGAAGAGCAGTTTGCTTTTTACTAGTGTCCGTATGCTTGTTGAACCAAGGAATTGGTGTGGATTTTGGAGCATTGGCTTGATACTTAATGCCAATATCTTTAAGTGCGCCCACTGCTGTGTAATCCACAAAATCTTTTAGAATATTTGCGTTAAGTCCAATAACTGGTCCTTTTTGGAACAAGTAGTCAGCCCATTCTTTTTCTTCTCGGATAACATCCATGTACAACTGATATACTTCTTGTTCACATTCGGTTTTGATGTCAGCAAATCGTTGATCTTCTTTGATTACTTGATTGATCAAGTAGGCTGTCCAACCTTTGTGTAGTAATTCATCTTGTAGGATTAAACTGATAATATTGCCATTACCAATAAAGATCTTGTTCTCTACCATGGCCAAGCTGGTAGCAAATGACACCATAAAGCGAAACGCTTCTAAGGCATAACTGGCATGTAGAGCCATCCAAATGGCTTTGATATGTGTGCGTTCATTGATCTTTTCTCCTGCCTCTTTACGACAGTTGATTAGATGCAGTGCGTCATAATAATTTCCTACCGAACTTGCCATGTCTACGATTTCTGTAGTATCGTGAATGGTGTTGAACACATCCTTAGGCACATTGTAGATATTACGAATTATATGACTGTAGCTCTTACTGTGGATGTTGGTTTCGTAGAATGTCCAATTATAAACTAGAGCTTCTAATTCTGGTAAACTAACAACCGGAGTAAAGATTTGACTAGGTCCACGACCTTGCAGACTATCTAAAGCAGTCTGGCGAAGTAGATTACTAGTAAAGATATGTCGAATGGCATCTGAGGCATCTTTAAAGTCATTAGCATCTTTACTAAGACTAATCTCTTCGGGTTGCCAGAAGAAGCCTCGGGCTGTCGCTTCAAAGTCTGCAATCTTACGATATTTAGTCTCCTCAAATCTCTGTATTGTGACTGGACCTGCAGGATCTAAGAACATCTTACGATTAAGATAATCAGTTGGTTTGCTTAAATCATATTGTTGTTTTGACATTTTTATTCCTTCTCAATTGAGCTTCTCTCATTTTTTGTTTTGTTTCTTCTGATCGCTTAACTCCAACTGGATTAGAATTTTTATTATGCGATAATCTTAATTTCAATTTAGTTTCTTCAGACTTTGCTCGACCTTTTAGTTTTTCACGCACTTGACGTTTTCTTTCTTCCGATTGCGGCGGTCTTTTAATACCTTTTAAAGCATTACTTATTTTAGATTTATGATCTTCTGTAAAAACTATTCCAGCCGTACCTTCTCCGCCGTCTGTTCTATTATGCAATATACCAGTACCTAAATCTTTTCTACCGTACCATCGAATCATTCTTCGTTCAAGTGCTAGAGCTCCAACTTCTGTTAAGTTAGATTCTAAAATAATGATATAAGATTTTTCTGGAGTATGTACACCTTTATTGTTAATTCGGTGTTGTTCCCATGCTCGATCATCTTTTCCCTTACCAATATAGTAGGGTGTGCCATCTTTTCTCAAGTAGGCATAGATGTAATAGTGTAAATACATTTGCTGTAACTCCTCACAGTTATAGAGCCGGTGGATATTATCAGTATCGCGATCGGCACTTGTATTTATCATTACAACTTACAAGCCTCGCAATCTTCTTCGTCATCAAAATCTATTGGCTCTAACATAGGCGGCGCTTCCTCTACATCTGCTTTAGCACCCTGTTTATTTACGAGGCTGTAATAGAAGGTTTTCAGACCCCATGCATGTGCCTGCATCAAGTTCTTGGCAATTAATGTAGTTGGAACTTTACGATCTGCCCAGTGTGCTGGATTGTAAAAAGTATTTGTACTCAGACTCTGATCAACATAGGCTGCAATGACAGCCGCTGTCTTTAAATATCCGTCGCAGTCTTTTTGTTCCCACATTAGTTGATACTTGTTCTTTAACTTAGCATATTCTGGTACAACTTGTGTAAATGATCCTGCCTTTGATTCTTTAGTACTGATCAAGCTCATGGGCATTTCAATACCATTAGTGCTGTTTATAACAACACTACTGCTTTCAACTGGTGCAACGGCCATTAAAGTTGCGTTGCGAACACCATACTGTTTCATATTTGTACGTAGTGTTTCCCAATCGAGTTCTGGAGCAAAGTCTGCTAATTGATTAACACCCTCTGCTCGTAATTCCCAAGGGAATATGCCTTGACCATATCGTGTATGTGAGCTATGCAGACAAGCGCCACGCTCTCGGGCCAACTCTACAGTAGCCTCTGTTAGATAAAATGCTTGATGTTCCATCCAGCTTTTAACATCTTGTAGTGCATCTTTATCGCCATACTTTAATCCACGCTTGGCATGCCAATAGGCCAAGTTAGTGATACCAATGCCCAGAGGACTGATTTCATCGTTGCTGAGTTTGCTTTGAATACTTAGGAAATCTTGGTAATCAAGTATGTTGCATAGGCTACGCTGTAGTATACGGCAAGCACGACGCATGTCTTCTGGATTACGGAAAGCTCCCCAGTTGATTGATCCCAGTGTACATAACGCTATGCGACCTTCGA